TCATGAGAATACGCACTCATTTGGTTTGATTGGGTTTAGTGACGTTTTCGAAGGCTTTTCATACAACCTAGTAAATATCATTGTAGAGTCACCAGACGTTATAAATTCATACTTTTCATTTTCAAGTACAGATTCAAGTTTCTCTTTAAATATTGATAGCTCTTTATGATAAAGATCTAGTACATGCTCATACTCCTGCCTTTCAATATTTCTCTTTTGGAACTCGAGATTATCTTTTTGATATTTCAAATTTTCTTGGAATTGAATTGCTCTGAAATTAGCTGCTGCAAGCGTTGCTAGTGGGATTGAAGATCCAAGAATCCATAAAGGAACAGACATAAAGGTTAGGAATGTGTCTAAAGTTTTTTTGTTAGGCCACTCAGGTATTAACCTATCATTTATCCAAATAAAACACATAAGGATCAAAGAAATTGATACTGGGATAGCAATTGCTAGCCAGAAATATTTGTAGGTGAAAACACTAGGGATGTTTTCTTTTTGATTAAGGGTAGTCATAACTGGTCTCTCCTTGAGAACTAAAGAGAAAGTATCAGAAAGCAACTGAATGTAAAGTGCGTTAATTAATTAATTATTTTTAAACTTTACAAGTGTAATTATGCCGACTAGATTTACATGAAATTAACACTTGTAAGGATACACGATGAAAATCATCTTTATCATTATTGCTATATCTGTACTTAGTGGATGCAGCACATATTTCAAAAAATCATATATATCTATTTCTGACAAGGAGGATAAAACGGTTGGTACGCTATTTGTTTGGGAGCCTGATACCAGTGCAGCTGTTATTTTAAACGATCCTGATGGAACGATTAGAGCGTGCATGCAAACTGCTTTGGCAATTAAAACAACAGATGCGGAAGGTGACGCAACTCTATCAGAAGCGATATTAAATTTGTCTAAAACAGCAGCTAAAGTGAGTGAAAGTCAAGGTGATGATAGAGCTAAGTCACAAGCTTTAGCTGAAATATCAGGCTCTATAAATCAAACAGCTAATTTATTGACTACAACAACAGAGAGAACTTCGTTCCTAAATATGGGTATGTTTTATATCTGCCAATTATCTGCCAATAAGACAATAAGCGAATCTACTACGTCAAAATTAGTGTCAGAATTGATAACTAAAACAGTGAAAATTACTGAAAAATGATGTTAAAGCCCCTAGTTAGGGGCTTAGTTTTTTTTTGGTTTTTTTAAAGGGCAGCAGCACTTTTCTTCATCTTCAACTATTTTATTATTTACAAAGTGCTCATAAAGGGTGGTTACTCTAAATAACCCTATACTGAGGGTAACTGTACTTACTAAAGCATAGATAAACACAAAATAAGATACACAATAAAAACTAGCTAGTAGCAGCTTTGACTTATTATGCATGGAAACTAGATCAAAATAATCTATATAGGTTTTACAGATCATAGCTAATAATATGGCTAAGACTTGTAGCAAGATAAAGTGCAAGAAAATTGCGTTGATCATTGTAAACATAGATGGTTCATCATTAGAACATTTACCAGAAGCATTTTTGCATTCAATACACTCGCCACATGGTTTGTCTTGTTCTGCTAAAAAATCTCTAAATTTTTCCGAGCCTATAGACATCCACAATGCAAAGCCACCCAAAGAGAACCCAAGTAAGTTAGGCATAATGGAGAGCACATCATCCCACCATCCAAATTTACTCCATGCAGGAAAAAGGATTCCCGTTATGATTATAGATGCATAAAAATAAGGACTTGTTAATAATGCAGTAAAGCCGCCATATGCTCTCCAATATCTTGCTATAATGTTATTTGTCATAATAACTTTTTAATAATTTCCTCAATTGAAATTGCTAAGCGTTTAAATGCGTCATATGGAAGTGTATTCTTGATATCAAAATAATCATGTTTGATAAACGGCATATCTTTAGTAGAAATTATTCTTGGTGTGCCTTTTCCATCGTAGCCTTTAACAACTAAGCTACCATTATTAGCGGCTATTTTCGCTTCATTTCTAAGCTCTTGATCTACTTGTATTGATTCGCCCGTCTTAGCTGTAATTTTAGTTTCAACTTTAGCTATTTGACGTTTCTCTGCTTTTTTCAAGTATCTCTTTTCAATTTCACCAAACGCATTAGGATTATTAATGATCATATGAATAGTTCGTTTATGCATCAGCTGTAAAGCTTTTTGCACTGCTTCTTTTTCAGGAAAGTGAATTACGTTTACTTCCCCAAAATCTTCTTGAAGTTCAGCTGAATTTAGTAACTTTTTAAAAAAGTCCACCGCTGTGTTAGGTGTTAATTCATTACCTTTGTAATATGCTTCGTAAACGAGTGTATGAGATTCAGGAAAAAAGAAATAAGTAAACCTTGTCGAATTAGGTTTCAAGTTTTCAGGCAAGTTAATTTCAGCGAGGTCTGCATCAGTAGCAAAGTCATTAGTATTTAGATTAAGCCAATCTGCATCTTCTCTAATTTGTGTAAATTTAAAAATATCACCACTTATAGCTGGTACATCGGCTTTTATATCTTTCACCTTTGACTGAGCGCAGAGCAAGCCCCAAGTAGTTCCCCTAATGTTAACTTGTTTTTTAAGCGCAAAAGCACTCTCAAATAACTTTTTATACTCTGTGGGTAAATGTTTGTCTATTGTTATATTTAATGCACCAGCACTTGTTTTTAATTCCATGAGATTCCCTTTAAATAGATCAAGAACAAAATCAATCCTTGATTAGATATGTACATTAATTGCAATCATAACGTGTGTAAAGTTGATTGTTTAAGAAAAATCCCTGTAAGCGATTTTAAGCGCCCCATTGATTTTTGTGGCTATGATGCTTAGCTCAAAACCGTTTAAACACACTCAATCAAATTTAAACGCTGTTTAAACATGGTTTGACTTGTATTTAAAGTTACTCTTTAGTGTTTTGGTGGTTAAGCCATGTTTTATGAAATTGTTGCTTGGTGGGCTTGAACTCTAAATATAGATCGTTAGACATAGTAAGCTCGTGATTAAGCGTTAGCCGAATGTATTCTTGCTCCGTTATGATTTGATCTTCATAAGCCTGATTAACGGCATCTAAAAAGTCTTTGCTTGGGTTTGATTCTAATTTATTGGTAAGTGCTGCATATAATTGCGGCATTGCCTCGGGGTTTGATGATAGGTATTTATCTGAGTTGTTGTAATAGACATAGGCAGCTATACCAATGCCGTACAAAACTAGGGCTGCTGCAATAACTAAAAGTAGTTTATTGAATTTTTTTAGATATGTTTGTTTGATCATAACCAGTCCTTGGCGATTCTGTATTTATTTAATATAGTAGTCTAAAAATTATGTACAAGGCATGAAGTGAAAACAATCTATAAGTTATTAAATTTTTTCGTTAAATGTTTTTCTATCGATGAAAGTAGAGCGTTACATAAGAACTATTCATTTTGGTTTGCGTTATTAACTCCAGCAATTATTGCTTTGCTACTTGGTCTAAATTTAACAAGAGAGTTAGTTATACATGAACGATTCGATTTTGGTTTTACAGCTGAGCACTTAGATTCTTTTATTAAGTATTACAAGTTCCCTATCGGACTTTTGCCTATATCTATATTACTGAGCGTTATGGTCGCTCGCTTTCATGCATCTAAGCAAACAGTTCAACAAACACACCTTAAAAATTATTTCGAGCATTATTCATTTTTTGAAGCATTTTGCACGGATCTGAAAAAAGAGCACTCTGTAGATATAGATATAAGAAAGCTCTACCTTACCTTTTATAAACGTTCTACTTTAACTAATTTTTTTCCTTATCCTGATCCTCACATTGCTGTTGACTACATTGATACACTGGCAAAAATAAACGCTGAATACAAAGCTAATATGAATGTTTGCATGCTGTCAAACATTGCAATGATGCATTACGTACCGATTTACGAGTCTTCTATTTATATAAAAACACTAGACGGTGATGATTTATTGATTTGGGCTAGAAATATGAAGGAAGTGGTTTACAAGCTTTATTCATTTCAAGGCAATAATTTAGATTTTTCTTCAATCCAAAAAATTAGCGAAGACTTAGATAGCGTACATTCAAAGTTTAAAAGCTTAATGAGTGATAGGCCATAAAATATTCCTTGCAGTGTGATTGATACCCGCTTAGCCTATATACGTTACCCCATTCTTAACGCTGTAAAGTCTTTTCCAGCGGTTCAATAGTTACTCCCCCCCTACACTGGGTGCCACTTAGTTAGTTTATTGGCACTTGGAACATGGCAGACAAAACAACCCCAAACACCCAATTTGATTGGTTTGAAGTATTTAAAGCAGGCACCCAAACCGACGCTAAAGGCGTTACTCATTCGTTTAGCGACGCTGATTTAAACAGCGTTGTAGCCAACTTTAAACCGAAGAGCGCACCGCTGGTTATTGGCCACCCAAAAATGGACGACCCTGCTTGGGGCTGGGCCAGTGAGCTAAAAGCCGAAGGTGGCTCGTTGTTTGCCAAAGCCGAAGACGTTTGCGCTGAGTTTGCCCAAGCCGTTGAGAGCAAGCGTTACCCTAACCGCTCTGTACGTTTAGAAAAAACTGATAACGGCTATAAGCTTGCCCACATTGGCTATTTGGGCGGCAAGCCCCCTGCTGTTGAAGGCCTAGCATGGCAGTTTAACCAAGCTGATGACGCCGAAACCCTTACCCTAGAATTTGCTGCCGGTGATATTGACAACATATCGCTGCGCACATCAAACACCCTTACCCGCCTAATGGGCAATTTACGCAGCTTTTTAACTGACCGTTTTGGTAGTGAAGCCGCCGACAAAGTTGTGCCACATTACGAAAGTGAATGGTTAAAAGAAGAAACCATTATTGCTGAGCATGAACGTGCTAAAGCCAATACGGGTGAAGGTGCCGAATTTAGTAAAGGCGACGCTATTGATAACAGCAATGCCACCCCACCCACCCAAGAGGACAATGCAATGGATGAAGAAGAAAGAAAAGCGCTGCAAGACCAAATTGATGCGGCTAACGCTAAAAACGCGCAACTAGAATACGCGCAGCGTGTTGCAGCGGCTAACACCTTTATTAATACCGAAGTGAACGGCGGCACAGCCCCACGCTTAACCAATACCGACGGTGTGGCTGAGTTTATGGCCAAACTGGATGACGGCGACACCACCTTTGAGTTTGCTGCCGCAGACGGTAAAAGCCAAGCGCTTAAACCCGCAGCGTGGTTTGAAGGTTTTTTAAAGGGCTTGCCTGAGCAAACGGGTTTAACTCACGAGTTTAATAAAGACGATAAAGACGGCGAAGTGACTGACGACAGTGCAGAAGCATTGGCAGCTAAGGCGCTGGAATTTCAACAATCACAATCTAGCAAAGGCATTGAAATTAGTATTACTGCCGCGTTAGACCACATTAAAAAGGCATAAAACCATGGCACAACCAGGATTTATTAGAAACTTTAGCGCAGAAGACGTAATACCACCAAACCGTTTAGTGGTTGTATCGGCTGCTGCTGACTTTCATGTGGCTTTGGCGGTTGATGCCAGTGCCATGTATGCCGGTGTTACCGAGCAAGGCACTGATGAACATTTACGTGTTGACGTTGTAATGACCCAAAGCGCACCGATTGAATTTGGTGAAGAGTTAATTGCTGGTACTCCAATTGTGGCTGATAGCGAAGGTAAAGCCGTTGAATTTGACCCTGCAAACTTTGTGGGTGAAAGCACAGTGTTCGTTGCAGGTTGGGTTATGGAAGACGGCGAAGCCGGTGTAATTGGCGACGTATTTTTAAACCCGCATGTGGTAGCAACAATTCCGAGCGCTTAACGCGCTTGGGTTAACTTAATTTATAAAGTGAGGATTTGCCATGAGTAATGGTATGCCATTTACCCCCGACGTTGAGCAAACGGCCATAGCCATTGCTTATCGTAATAGAGCCTTGGTTGCAGACATGCTTGCACCCTATTCACAAGTTGGTTTACGTAACTACAAATGGACTGAATATAAAAAAGGCGAAAAGTTTACGGTCGTTGATTCAAAAATCGGTCGTAAGTCAACGCCGAACCAAGTTGAGTTTAGTGTAGAAGAGAAAACCGGATCTGTTGTTGATCATGGTTTGTCTGATGTGGTGCCGAATGATGATGTAACCAATGCGCCAGCAAACTATAACCCTCGCACTCATGCGGCGGAGAGCTTAACTGATTTGGTATTGCTTAACCGTGAAATACGTGTGGCAACTATGTACAACAAAGCCGCTAACTTTGGAAGTACTCAATCATTAGCTGCAGCAGGCCAAAAGCGTTTAGATGACCCAACGCTTGATATTTTGCCTTTCTTTTTAGAAATGCTAGATGAGCCATTAATGCGCCCTAATGCAATGACAGTATCGCAAAGTGTGGCTACAAAATTACGTACTCACCCTAAATTGTTAAAAGCATTTAATGGTACCAGTGGCGACCAGGGCGTAGTGCCGTGGAGCTACATTAAAGAAGTGCTAGAGCTTGAGCATGTAACTGTTGGCCAAGCACGCCTAAACACCGCTAAAAAAGGCCAAGCAGTCAACTTGCAAAAGGTTTGGCAAGATACCTTGTCGTTTACATATCACGACCCGCTAGCCTCGTTTAACAACAACCGTATGACCTTTGCGTTAACCGCGCGTTATGGCTCGCGTACTTCGGGCAACCGTGACGTTGCTGCTGGTTTAAACGGTGGGGTTGAAATCATGGTAGGCGAAGCCGTACAAGAGCAAATTATTGCTAAAGACTGCGGTATTTTGCTGACCAATGTACTGACGCCAGCGGGTTAATTAATCATTGTTGTTCCCTGTGTAAAAGCCCCAGTACCGACTTGCTCGGGGCTTTTTTTTACTAACTGAGGTGTGCATGTTTACTACAGAACAAGCAGTTATAGACAAGATAGGCATTAATACGCTGTTGCAATTTGCGTCGAATAAATTTAACGAGCCAGGCACGCGCGTAACCCGTGATGATGTTGAAGCCGCGCTTTTAAGTGAGACGTACAGCGAGTTGCAAGAGCAAATTAACGCCTGGTATGTGCAAGCACAAAAAAATGTAAATGCGGTTATAGCGGGCTATGTATCGCGGTTTGCATTAAATCAAGATGATATTAATAACTCGGTATTACCTGGCATTGCTAACGATTTAATGCACTGTGAGCTTGCCCCTAACATTGCTGACGAAAACCTTAAAGCCCTAAAGAGTAACGCTATGGCGATGCTTGATAAGGTTAGTAAAGGTGTGATCCAAATTAAGGAAGATGCGCCTGCAGGCGTAAGAACTGGGATGCGAACTAAACCTGCAGGCTCTCAATTTAACTGGCCAGGTTATTAAATTGGCGGGTGTATTTATACACATAACGGGTAATGCACTGCCCCGCTTAACCCAAATTGCAAACGTAAGCGGTGAACCAGCTGATGTATTGGACGACATTGGTGCATTTTTAGACATGGACGTCACCACCCGATTTTTACGTGAAGTAACACCCGAAGGCCGAAAATGGGAGCAATCGCAAGCAGCAAAAGACCGTGGCGGTTTAACGCTTACGGATGACCGTAACCTTGCAGGCTCGGTTACGCATAATGTTAATGGTAATACGCTTGAGCATGGCTTTGGTGAAAAGTACGCAGCCATTCACCATTTTGGTGGCGAAACTGGCCGCAATAAAAGCGTGACGTTACCAGCTAGGCCAATACTGGGTATAGCGACTGTGCAAGAAATCGAGATTAACGACATCATCACCGATTGGTTAATTTAAAGAGCATTTAAATGGCATTTAACTTTGATTTAAACAACATAGAAACCCTGCTAACCAGCACTGTTTTTGATGCAACTGTGGGGTTTGCCAGCGATTTTAACCATGTGCGCGAGCATGCTGTACATAGTGCGCAGCTGTTTGTATTGCCATTGGCCGATGACAACACCAACACCAATGAAGTACACGGAGTTGATGAATACCAGGTTAAAGATGTGTTTGCGGTGATGATTGTGATCCCCTGCGCTACGGGTAACGCCCACAGTGATGCACAAGTAAAGCAATTGCGTAGTGATGTTAAGGCCGCAATTGCAGGATGCCAATACCCTGGGTGGAACCCAATTAAGCTTGATAAGGGCCGCACCATTGAGCTTAACAAAAAAACCAACAACCTAATTTACCAGTGCCAGTTTAGTGTTACTGGCCTACATACCGTAACTGTGAAGGTGATGCCATGAGCAAACAAACCGAGCCGCAATCAAGTAAACCCGCTGAGGAAACTGGCGTTGTGAGCACAACGCCTAAAAAGTCCCGCGCGATGACGATTGCCCAAAACGTTAACCAGGCGCTTGCAAGTGCTAAGGGTAACAGAGATGAAATAGCCGGCGCTTTTAACTTAAAAAGCGGTGAGCTAATTAAAGTGGAGGTTAAATAATGAGCAGTTGGCGATTTAAAGACAAACTCATTTTAGCGGATGCTCTGGGCACAACCTTAACGGGCTTACACGCTATTTATGCCAGTGAGGTTGAGCTGGCCCTTGAAAGTGAAAGCGAAAAAGACGAGCTAGAAACCAGCCACAGCGGTGCAAGCCTCGAAACGTTTTACGGTGAGCATATAAGCCTTAACTTTAAAACACCACTTGCCATGAGTGGCACGGTGGGTAATGAGCCTGCCTTTGCCCCGCTGTTATTAGCGTGTGGCATGGTGCAAGTGGCTGATGCCTCAAGCGTTACCTTTACTAAGGGCGCTGCGGTTGCTGTGACCTGCAAAGTACGCTTTGGTAAAAACACCCACAACATTAGCGAAATGAAAGGCAACGTGAGCTTTGCGCTTGAAAAAGGCAAGCCCATGCTGAATTGGCAGTTTAAAGGCTTGTTTAGTGCGCCGGTTGCAAGTACTGCCGCCCCTGCTGTTGATTGGGATCGTTGGGTGCGCCCCGAAGTACTTGGCGTAAGTAATAGCAGTGACTTTAAGCTTAACGACGTTAAACGCACGCTGCACAAGCTTACTGTCGACTTAGGTAATAACGTGGTGTTTGACCGTGCCATTAATCATGAAGAAATAATGATAACTGGTCACGAAAGCAGCGCTAACTTTACGCTAACAGCTGAAGAACTGGCAACCTTTAACCCGTTTGCTGATGTGGGCAAAGTACACATGTTTGAATTTACCCACGGCACCGCCGCAGGTAAAAAAGTAACCATTATTGGCCGCTACCAAATGCCTTGGCCTAAATACACCAGCCTGGAATCTGAATTAACTGGTTATGAGTTTGACGGCAAGCTAGTGCCAAGCGGCGCAGGCTATGACGAACTGACGATAGTGTTTGAGTAATGACATGCGATTTCAAGCAATCAATATGACACATGTTGATACAGGGAACGTTGAATTTTATACAGTCATTGTAAAGGTAAAAGGGAAAGCGCCAAGTTACTGCAAAGACAGTAACGGCATACTTAAATTTAATAGTCTTAAAGCCGCAAAGGATGAAGCTAAACGACTTACTAATGCATATAAGTGAGCTTTAAAATGAAATTAAAATTATTAAACCAGTTAAAAAATGCCGTTATAAGCGCCCCGCTCAACTTTGACTTTGGTGGGGTTATTTTTAAATTTACGGCAAAAATTAAGCTGGTACCTGAAAGTGAGCTTAAAACACTCACTGAAAAGCAAGGTGCTAACGATGCTGAGATAGTGCGCACATTGTTAGTGGGTTGGGATGACTTTTTTGATGACGGTAAAGAGGTGCCCTTTGATAAAAGCACCCTTGAAGAAATGTTGGCGTACAGCGGCATTACTGCCCGCTTAAGTGTTGAGTGCATTAACGCCCAGTACCGTATTACTGAAAAAAACTAGCCGATGTTGCTAGGTGGTTTTTGGGCGACCTAGCAGCAGACAGTAAAACCTTAGATGACGACGAAGCCCATTTTGGCGCACCTAAAAAGGTTGTGCCACACGAAGAGGAAACATTATTTGTATTACCCCCTAACCACATGGCTGTAGTGGCACTGACTACCGCCAGCAGCCAGTGGCAACGGGATAACAATGGGGTTGAAATTGCCCTTGATTATGCCAGGGCTGATATAGCCTGGCGCTATGCAAATATAACCCTTACCCCTGATGATTTTGCAAAACTGCAAACCCTAGAGCGCACCATAATTAGTTTAATAAGGCGACCCGATGAGCAACAACTTGAATTTGGCGTTACGCTTAAGTTATGACGGTAGAGCTGTTACCACTGGTGCGCGCCAAAACGTAAATGAATTAAACCGTATTCCGCAAGCGGTACAACGCCAAATAGCCGCTAATCAGCAATTAGGTGCCAGCCAAGCTCGCATTATGCAACAGCAAGGCGCAATGACGCGCCAACTGGGGCTAATGAATACCGCCTACGGGCAAATAGGTGCAACGCTCACTACCTTGGTAGGTATTGGCACCGCAACCATGTTTGTGCGTGATACGGGCGCTGCCCAGTTGCTAGATACCCGCTTAAAAGGGCTAACTGGCTCAGCTGAAAACTACGCCAAAGTACAAGAATATTTATTTGCTACCTCTGATCGTTTAAATACCGGTTACACCACCCTTGCAGATTCATACAGTAAAATTTTAACCCTACAAGAGGTTGGCGTTGTTACCCAAACCCAAGGTAAAGCCATTTTAGAGGGTATGGCTAACGCGGCCGCTAAAACAGGTGCGAGCAATGTGCAGCTTGCACAAAGCTTATTTGGTATGACGCAAGGGATGACTGCCGGCGTTTTACGTGCTGAAGAGTTAAACCAAGTAACCGAACCCATGCCAGGACTTTTACAAAAACTCGATAAAGCAGCAGGTAAAGCCGCCGGTGGTTTTAGACAAATGGTGAACGATGGCCAAGTAACAAGCCAGATGTTTAAAAACTACCTGATAAAAGCGCTAAACGATTATGCCGGTGCGGCCGAAGCTACCGAAGGTAAAATAAACGCCAGCTTTGCGGAAATGGGCAATGAATACCAACGTTTAATACGTAAATATGAAGAGCCAGTAAATTTTGCTGTTACTAGTGTGGTTGACTCAATCACCGATACCATGGCGTATTTACGCCAAAACGAAGACGCTGTAGATAATTTGGTATTTGCAACCGGTGCTTTGGCTACGGTATTAACGGGGCATTTAGTAGCTGGTTTAAGTGCCAGTGCGGCAGGCTATGTTGCTAATGTGGCCGCTAAGAACCGCGCGTTAATTGCTGATGCAGCGCTTGCAAAACAAAACCAGGCTAATGCTGTTTTAGAGCTACAACGTGCCGCACAAATGAAAGTATATGCCCAGCATACATTGGCTGTGGCTAATACAACCAATTTACGAACTGCAGCAGTAGCCCGCTTGGCTGCTGCGAATACGCGCTATACAGCAACTCAAGCAGCCGCTACTACTGCTACAAATATTTATACTGCCGCCGCTGGGCGGGCAACCTTAGCAGCCCGGGGTCTTAGCACTGTGATAGGATTGCTAGGTGGCCCTGTTGGATTACTGGTTACTGCTGGGCTTGGCCTTGCCTACTTTGCAAGCCAGGGCGATGACGCTACCGACTCAGTTAATAAACTTAAAGAAGCCAGTAAAGACCTAAACCCGTATGCCAATTTAACCGGTAGCCAAGCGCAAGGCTTACTATTAATGGCACAAGGGCGGATAAAAAATGCGATTCAACTTGTAGATGAAGCACGGGATCGTTTTAACAATCCGTTTTTAAAAGGTAAGTTCTCAGACGTTGAGGCTGCTGAAAAGCGCGTTACTGATTTAAAAAATGAAATTGTGGCACTGCAACAAGTACTCGCCATAAAAGAAACAGAAAAACCAAAACCTGCGCCTGTTAGCTCAAGTGCCCTGCCCGATAACATTAAGCGTTTAGAAGTCAGCTTAATGGGGGAAGAAGCCCGCTTAAAAGACAGCTACGAAAAACGTAAGCAAATGGTGATCGTTGCTCGTGAAAACGATGCAGCTAATAAAGTTAAGTACGACGCTATTTTAAAACAGCTTGATGTTAAATATGGTGAAGACTTAAAAACTATTGCACAAAAGCGTGAAACCGAGAAAACACGGATACAAAACCAAGCTGAAGAAAAGCGCAAAAACGATTTACAGGCCGACCTAGAAAACCGTATTGCTGTTGTTAAGGGCTTTGCTGGGCGTGAAGCGTTGGCCGCTTATAATAACGAACTGAGTGTTGAACAAGCTCGTCAACAAGCACGCATTGATGCCAAGCGCCGAGCGCAAATAGGCTTAGCCGCCAATGATGATGCGGGCGAACTTGAATACAACACAGATAATCAGATCCGTGATTTAGAACGCCAAACTGAACTAAACTCAGCGGCCGGCTATTACAGCCAACACGAGGCTGATGAAGCAGCACACCAAGAGCGGTTATTTCAAATAAAAAACCGCTATGCAGGTTCACTGCAAAGTAACATTGTGGCGTTTGCTAACTTTGAGAAACAAACCGAAGCGGACAAAGCCAGTGCTATTGTTGGTTTAGGTGCAGCCACGTTTAAAACCATGGCAGGCCAAAGCAAAACAGCATTTAAAGCCTATAAAGCCTTTGCCATTGCACAAGCGGTTATTAACACTTACCAAAGTGCTACAGCTGCGTTTAACTCATTGGCGGGTATTCCTATTGTAGGGCCTGTACTCGGTGGTGTTGCTGCAGCAGCGGCCGTTGGTTTGGGGATGCAGCAAGTTAGGCAAATTAAAGCCCAGCAACCAGCGGGCATTGCGCACGGTGGTTTAGATTATGTGCCGAATGAGTCTACTTATGTATTACAACGGGGGGAGCGCGTATTAAGCCCGAAACAAAACACTGAAATTAGCCAAATGGCACGACGTTACAATGCTGGCGGCGCGGCTAATGATGGTGGTAACAGTGGTGTAAATATTAGTATTACAAACCAAATTACCGTGCAAGGTGGCGCTGATGAACAAACCTCGCAAGCAGTTGGTCAAGACATAGCCCGCCAAGTTGTGGGGGTTGTGGTGGCTAATATTCAAGAAAATGGAGCGATTATTCGTGCAGTGCGTGGCGCAGCTTAGTTGTTAAGTAATTGAGATTGGTGTAAAAAGGAATTTTTAAGCGAGGGAATGTTGATGAAGTATATTAAAGAGTCGCTCTTTGTTGTTTTTCTGTTATTAATCTTAGGAGGTGTTTTTCTTCACTTTGGTAGATATTTTAATTACATGCCCTATGATACAACTTTAGATGATTGGGTGAAAACAGCGTCTTATTTTAATAATGTAATTACCCCTTTTCTAGTATTGATGTCAATAATTCTCCTTTATTTGACATGGAGAACAACTCGAGCAGAATTAAAATCGACCAACGATAGCCTTGAGCTTGACAAGGTGATAAAAGTTATAACGGTTATGCTGGACACTACAAATGGGCAGCTAAATAAAGAAGTCCCAACCTCACAGTTATCACAGGCTTTCGATAAAATAGTGAAAGAGTGGCAATTTGGTAGTTATAGCCACATCCCGATTTTTGAAAAAAATGAAGATGAATTCATTCAAAATAGAAAGCTTATTCTATTTCTAGAACTACCCAAATACTCACACTTTGATTTATTAACTAATTTCGGAGATATCAATGTAGCTAATTCTCTGAAGACTGATCCATATGAAGAAGATACCTTTTTAAATGACGCTGTTAAGCATCACATGATTAATGCTTACCTGCTGAATTTACCTAGTGAAGAGTTACCCTCAATAATAAATAGGTACGTTACTATTCTTGAGTTTATAAACAAGTACAAAGATGATTCACTAATCAAAAATATACTAATTGACTTGTTTATTTTTAGTATTGACGAGATAGTAATTAAAGCTTTAAATAGATGCCCCGCAATAAAAAGTCATTCCATTTTTGTAGAAGCAATTAAAACTAGACTGTAAACCCCTTTCCAGCCGAAAGCTTACCCGCTAAATTTTATACTCGTTACCAGTGTTTTATTACGAAACTTGGTAACGATGCAACCACTCCCCCTACCCAAACGGCCTAAGCTATCTAACTTTACGTTAGTGCCAAATAGCCAAATACATTTGAACAAAGCCAATAACGCGACCGAGGTTTACGACCTTGAAGGTGCGTATTGGGAGTTTGAAATAGAACTTGCCAATGTGCCTGAGCGCGATGCATTGGCCCTTGATGGTTTTATTGCCAGCCTGCGCGGCCAAGTGGGCACGTTTACCTTGGTTGATTACCGCCGTGAGCAGCTTGATAAAGATTTTGTGGGCTATGTACGGGGTGAATACCAAGACGGTAATATTTTAACTATTGATGGATTGCCGGCTAATCAAACCTTGCTTGTTGCTGGCGAACGTATGCAAGTAGGTGTTGGCCAAAACACCGAGCTTAAAGTATTAACCCAAGACTTAGTGACGGACTCACTTGGCCGCGCCACTGTAATATTTGAATCCCCACTGCGTAAAATACCTGCAGACAACACCCTAATTACCTTTAAACAACCGGTTGGGATAACAAGCAAGGGCTTGCCAGTGCCCAGTACAAAAACGGCATTGTTACCAGCTGGAAAATCAAAGGGCGGGAGGCGTTTTAATGGAAAGCTTAAACGCAGCCCTACTCGCCGATTTAGCCACCAGTGGCCGCGCCCGCTTTTTTGTACGCCTGGCGTTTAAAAGTGGCGATGTATTGCTGCATACTGGCGTGGGTGAGCGCCTATTTGCTAATTTAACCTGGCATGGTGTGGGCATGCTTGGCACTGTAAGCGAAATACCCGCCAGCGATAAAAACGACAGCACCAGCATACGTTTAACCCTGCACACCCAAGACCAAGCAGTATTAGCGGAGGTAGCCGAAAACGACCCCATTAGCCAGGGCTGTGAAATTTACTTGGTAACCGTTGATGAGCATTACCGCGTTAGCCAAAGTCAGCTACTTGAAAGCGGCTACATTGTGGCGTGTGACGTAGAGCGCGGCGATGTATCGCAAATTCAGCTTAGCGTTGCAGGTGAAAGCGAGCGCTGGAAAGAAGCCCGTTTAAATCAGCGTTGGAACGACGCCACCCAAAAATCACTTTACCCGGGTGATGTATTTTTTAGTGAACAAACCACCGCGAACAAACAAAACCTACCCGATACACAACCTGGTAACTACATAGGAGGCAACCGCAATGAACGTCGCCGCTAAGCTTGCTGCTTTTATAAACCAACGTAACTGTGAACCGTTTAAATGGGGCAAAAATGATTGTTGCCTTTTAGTCGCTGATTGGGTGTTGTTTGCAACCGGTAACGATGTAGCTGCCGATTTTAGGGGGAAATACCGCACTGAAAGTGGTGCGTTTAAACAACTATTTAAACGTGGTTTAAACGATGTTGAAAGCGTGTTTAAAGAGCGTTTAAACCCAGCGATAGCGCTTAGTTACGCCCGCCGAGGTGATTTGGCGTTAGTTGAATTTAAAGGTGAGCTTGTGGGCGGCATAGTCACTGTTAACGCAGTAGTGTGCGTGGGTGAATACGGTTTAGTTACTTTGCCCATGACTGCTGTAAAAGCGGTGTACCCTTTGGAGCCGCGTAATGTCTAAGGTTGTTGATGCTGTTGTTGATACGGGCGGCGATATATTTGGCCTAGGCCGCAGTGTATTTGATAAAACTGTGGGCGCTTTATGGGATTCACTCTCCCCTGACCTGCCCGAAAATGATTTAGCCACCCTTGGCCAAGGCTTACAAAAAGGCATAGACCAACCCCGCCGTATTACCTTTGGCCGCGACTTAGTAGGCGGTGTTATTGCCCACCAAGCGGAGGTTGAAAAGAACGATAAAAAATGGATGCAATTAATTGTACTCATTAATGGTGCACCTATTGATGCACTTGAAGAGATTTACATTGCTGATAAAAAGCTAAGCGAATACCCAAGTGAAAGCTGGGATTATGAGTTAAGCGATGGCCGCCAAACTACTGCCAACGCTAAAGCGGTGGCTAAAATGACGGGCTGGACGAGCGAACACGTTGGCTTTGGCCAAAGTTATATATTTATTGAAATTGAAAATAATCGCGAAGTGTTTGAAGACGGCATTGGCGATATGGGATTTTTAATACGCGGTGCTCGTGTGTGGGACCCACGCGATACAGCCCAAGACCCTGACGATGAAAGTACCTGGCTTTGGACACAAAACGCTGTGTTATGTGCCCTGCACTATGTGCGGTTTTATGGCGCGTATGAGGTCCCGTTTAGCCGTTTGCCAATGCAGTGGTGGATTGCAGCAATTAACGTATGTGATGAAGACGCCGAGTTTACCGACGCTGAGGGCGTTGTTACGACTGAGCCGCGCTACACAACCAATGGCAGCTTTACCTTTAGCACCAAACCAATAGAGGTGTTAAACCAGTTAGAAGCCTGCTTTGCGGGTAAAATTTTTAGGCAAATGGGGCAATGGTATGTGCGGGTGGGCGCATGGTATGGCAACCCGACGTACACAATTAACCAGGATGATGTTCACGGCAATCTTAAAATTAAATGGCACGCTGATTTACGCGACCGTGCCAATGTTGTTAGAGCCACATTTACTGACCCTGAGCAAAACTACGACCGTACAGATGCGCCGCCTGTCGTGTCTGCTGGGTATCAAACCATTGATAACCAGGTATTAGAAAAGTCTATTTCACTGCCGTTTGTACGCAGTAGCACCACAGCGCAGCGCTTAGCAACAATCCACTTAGAACAAACCCGCCTTGGTGAAATTGAATTACCGCTTAAGCACAAAGGCCTAGCTGCAGCCGTTGGCCGTACTGTGCTTTTAAACTTACCCCGCGAGTCGATTAACAATAAAATTTACCGTGTAACCGAGCGCCGCTTTAGATTAGACGGCGGCGTGACCTTGATGTGTGTTGAAGACGGCCCCGATTTATGGGCTGATAACATAATTCCTGGTGCGCAAGATTTAACCCCCAACAGTGACTATTTAGTGGGTAAACCTCAGCCTGTTTTTGATGTACGGGTAACAATAGACGGTGACGGTAACGGCATAATCAAATGGAACCACCCGACTCCGCTTGCTGTAAACGAATACGATGTTGAGTTTTTTAATACTGCAGCTAACGAGCCGGTATTTAAAACCTCTGTTACGTATACACAAGTAACTATTCCTAATTTGCAATTAGGCGAATACACAGCACGGATTAGTGCTAAAAATATATTTGGCCAACGCTCACAGCTTGTTGCTGTACAATTTAGCGTACTCACCCCTACTTTGCCGACTGTGTATGTAACAGCTGATTATAACCAAATTACGTTAACCGCTGAGATTGCCGCAGCTGGCATTGGCACCGCGTTTGAGTGGGAGTTTTTAGGCACTAACGCACAGCCACAAAGCGGCGAACGTGTGCTTGCACAGATTTATAATCGCATCGGTTTAAAAAGTGAGACTGAGTATAAATTTAGAGTGCGCAGCGTTAATCACTTGGGCGCAAGTGACTGGGTGAATGTAACGGCCACTACGACCACCGTTGATTTAACTGAGTACATTAATGAATTACCGCTCACTAAATTAAGCGAAGACGCCCAAACCCTTATTGCAGACATAAACGCTCAAGTTGATCGCCTGCGCCCTGAAACCGAAAACAACTTACCCAGCTTAATTGCTAAAAACCTTGATGCGATCACCGGCCTTGCTGAAAAAGTACAGCTGATTGACGCTGAGAACCCAAACAGCTTGCAGCAACAATTAGCCGACTCAAACAGCAAAATAACGGATTTAGAGCGCGTAACCGAGGTTTTAGACGAAACCAACCAAAACAGTTTACCTGCACTGATTAAAATCAATAACATTGCCATTGAGCAGCAACGGTTAGAACAGCAAAGCATTGGTTTAAGTCTTTTAAACGTGACTAGCGCGTATACAAACTGGCGTACTGAGTACGAGCGCCGCACGTTTAACAACGAACGTTTAATTGATGCGGCTGTGTATGTTGATCCGGATACTGGCACCATCGTTAACCGCGCCTATGCCATTGCCGAAGAAAGTTTTAATAGCGCCGCGCTGATGATTGATGGTGTGAACAGTAAAATTACGCTGGCGTCACAACAAATTGCTCAGTCTCAAAACCGTATAAGCCAAGCCGAGGCGCAGCTTATTGTACAAGCCGCACAAATCAACCAAAAGGCAACATTTACCGAGGTTGAGGGGCAAATAGCCAGTGCATTGGCTGCGCTACAGCCTGCGTATAGTTGGCAGTTTAATACAAGTAGTGAAGGGTTTGATCCTGATAGCCATAACGCGCTGGGCTACATCGTGGCCACCACCCAAATCAGCAGCCCCACCATTAGCTATAACGCTGATGAAAACCCCATGTTTCGCCTGCGCGTTCGTAAACACAACGGCGCAACGTGGCAAGGTGATATTAAGTTTAATGAAGACACCACTACCCTGCATTTACCTGAGCCTACAAGTAATGATTTTGAAACTTTAACGCTCGATGCCACAGGCACGACGGGCTATACAGGCACCATTACCAGCTTAGAGTTTGACTTAGGCGCGTGTGATATTGATTTTATCGAAGTGGGTAAACGCGGTGCTAATGACCTAGCACTTGCTGATATTACCGCCCGCACAACAGAGCTTGAGCAAGACATTAATGCTGCGACAGGCGTAATGGCCCAGTATGCAACAACGAGCTGGGTTAATGCACTGGGCTATCAAACGCAAAGTAATGTACAAACGCTGATTGACTCGTTTAATACTCAGTACAGCATTGCAGCTACTCTGCAAGAGTTTAACGACCAAGACATAATAGTTAAAGCCAATGCAGCGCAAACGTGGATCGACGGTGCAAACGCCACGATTCGCGACCAAGTTACCAGCATTTTAAACAGTGACGATGGCGTAAACCAACGTATTAGCACAGCTGAACAAACAATAGATGCCATTGCAGGTGAAATTAGCCAAAGCGTTACCCAAGTAAACGGCTTAGAGCTTGATGTAAAAGCCTTAGGGTTAAGTGAGGTGCTTGCAGCATACAACAAAATGCAGCAAGACAAAGAGCTGGCCGAGCAAAGCTTTAGCTTATCTGTAGCTAACCAAAAGCTTACTGCAGTAAGTAACGATATTGAATCACTGGCAACGCAAACGCTCGAACTTGCTGGCTTATACGGCCAAAACGCCGCGTTTTTAACAAGCCTAAATCAAGCATTTGCAAACGAGCGTACAGCGCGTTCAAGCTCTGAACGTGAATTAAGAGCTGAAATAACCCGCGAAGGTACGCGCTCTGTTGCTCAAGCCAACGAACGGGTTGATGCCATTGTTGGTTACTGCGTAGATGCAGAGGGTAATAAAGTTGATGAAGTTGACGCCCTAGCATGTATTGCCGCTGGCCATGAATGGGTTGATGGCCCCCTTGTACAGTTAATTAACGACTACACCACCGTTTTTGTTAATAGCAAAGCCTATCAAACAGCGGCAAATGTTCAGCAGTTCATTAGCACGTTTGACGGTGAATACAACATAACAGCGACTATCCAGCAGATTAACGATGAGGGCATAATCACCGCCGCCAAAGAGGCGCAGCAGTGGATTAACGCAGCGGATGGCACCATTGAAAACTTGATCACCCAGTTTGTTGATAAACCAAACGGTATTAACGACAACATTTCATTTGCGTATGATTTAATACAAGCCAATGCCGATGATCTAACTGTTACGGCTAACGCACAGCAGCAACTATCATTACGAATGGGCAGCGCTGAGGCTGATTTAAATCGCCTTGATGAATTGGTGATCACCGAGCAGCAAGCCCGTGCAACGCTAGGCAGTCAATTACGCATTGAATTTCAAACGCAAGATTTAGCCATGCTTGCCACAGCGAATGAATTTACTCGGGCAGTAACCGGCTATTGTGTTGATGAAAACGGCGAACGTGTCGATGAAGACGATGCCGTTGCATGTGAGGCGGCAGGACATACCTGGATTGACGGCCCAGCCGTGCAACGCGCCGTTGAAATTGGTGCTGCATGGGTAATGCTGCAGAGGGGTATATTGAAAACCAGATCACGTTATTTAATGATAAAGAAGACGGCGTAAACGCTACCTTTGCGAATGTAAAACAACGCTTAGATGCGGCCGAGGGCGCGGTAACCACCAACATTTTACAAATTCAGGGCTTGGAACTTGGCCAGCAAGCGCAGGGCTTAAATGACGTTGTTGCCGCGTATAACAAAATGATGCAAGACCAGGACTTGGCAACGCTCAATGTTAAAGCGTCACTCGCGAATGAAAAGCTGCAAGCACAAACAACAGAGCTTGAAAGTTTGGCACAGCAGCAGCTTGAGTTAGCAGCCATTTTTAACAACAGCAACGCAATTATTACGTCACTAAACAAGGCGGTAGCTAATCAATATCAATCAAGCGTAATACGTGATCAGCGTTATCAAGCCACGTTTGATAACGTAACCGCTCGTTTTAGTGATGTAACCACAGCTATTGCCACCATTAATGAAGCCAACACCCTGCGTGATGTTGAGTTTGAATCGTTTGTTGCAGACACAATCGCCAGCTTTGACGAAGTAAGCGAAACATTCGCAAGCCAAAACCAAGCGTTTAGCACGTTACAACAAACGCTTACCAGCAAAATCGAAACGGACACAGAGGCCGCTAAAACAGAGGCTATATCAAAAGCGCAAGAGTATACCCGTACTGCCGTGGGTTACTGCTTAGATGCCCAAGGCCAAATCACCAGCGAAAATGACGCCGTACAATGTGTGGCCGATGGTGGCTCTTGGGTCAATGGCCCACTTGCTGAATTTATCGCAAACATGCAGATCAGCGACGGTGAAAACAGCGCAAGCATTAAAGAGCTGCGCCAGTTATTTACCACGGTTGACGGTAAGTTGGTTGCTCGCGGTGGCTGGACGCTTGATAACAATGGCCGTGTAACGGGTATCGCCGGTTATAACGATGGTGAAATTGCGAGTTTAGACCTCGTTGGTGACATCATTCGCCAAGGCGCAATGGTCAATAATACGTTTGTTCCCACGTCCTATGTTGATAACAGCGACCCTCTCAACCCACAGCATGTTATACGTGGCCGCTTAGTGCTTGGTGATGGCCACCAAGTACAAACGCTCGATGATATTAAAGCGCAGGATGGTGAGGACGGTAAAGATGGTATTAATGGTCAAGACGGTGCCACTGGACCGCAAGGTATTCAGGGGCCAAAAGGTGCTGACGGGCTAACCACTTATACATGGTTAAAGTATGCTGATAATGCCAGTGGTGCTGGTCTTAGTAACTCCCCCACCAACAAAGAGTATATTGGCTTTGCTTACAATAAAACCACGGCCACAGAGTCAACCAACCCCGCTGACTACACATGGTCAAAAATAAAAGGCGAAGATGGCGCAAATGGTAACGATGGTGTCCCTGGTGCCAAAGGCGCGGACGGCCAAACGACCTACACTTGGATTGTATACAGCGACAACGCCAATGGTTCTGGCATGTATCAAACCCCTAACAGCAACACCAAGTACATTGGTATTGCTGTAAATAAAACCACTGCTACAGAGTCAACCAACCCAGCTAATTACACATGGTCATTATTTAAAGGGGCAGATGGTCAAGATGGAGCGAGTTCTTTTACCCTTAATGCTGTAAACGCCAATGCAGTAAAAACGGGTAACAGCGTTACTAAGGTTGCCGGATCATTAGGCTGGGATGCGGGTGCTCAGAGTGTGATGAAATACAAAGCATGCGTTGTATCTGCCACGTTAAATGATAGCCGCCATACTATTTTTGGACTAAGTAACACGGCCAACACCTCGGGTGGTTATGAGCACATTAACTACGCTCTGTATGGTGATCAAGGTTCAATTAGCATCTATGAATCCGGTACGTATATTGGCTTTTTTGGTAGTTACACAAGCTCAGACAATCTCGCTGTTGAGTGTGATGGCGAGTACGTACATTACTACAAAAACGGCGTAGTTTTTTATTCATCACTCACAGTACCAAGTGGTGTTTACGGGTTTGATTGTAGTATTTATCAAGTAGGTACAGAGCTTACTAACATTGCATTTACTCAATTGGGTTTGGCGGGCTATACCCCGATTAAGGGGGTGGATTATTTTGATGGAAATGACGGCAGCTTTGTTAGTTTCATTTACATTGCGGCTCAGTCAGTGCCAGCAAAACCAACCGGCGGCAGTTTTAATGGCACTGTAGAGCAAATACCGCAGTATTGGAGCGACACTCCTGTGTATGTGGCAGGTTATGTCACGTATGTATCTAAAGCGCGTTATGTATCAAACGGCAATGCATGGATTAATCAAGGGTGGAGCAACCCTGTACCCTATATTATAAAAGGCACAAACGGTAACAACGGCACAAACGGTAGCCGTGGCGCTGGCCGTTACACCATAGGTAATACAGAGGGCATTTGGTACAACAGTCTAGCGAATAGTGCGGTACCAAGCGGCACCCCCGTCATTGATGACATTGTTACTATTTATAAGCTTAGTGATCCTACGGTTGAAACCACCAAAAAATACAACGGTTCAACGTGGGTTGGTTATACGCTGCTAGTTAATGGTAATGCGTTGATAAAAGGCTCAGTGGAAGGTGATAGCTTTAAAGCAGGAACACGAATTGAGTCACCTCGTGTTGATATGATTGGTTCTGCTACGATGAAAATTGAATACATGGGGGGGTTTGGCCCTGATAATTTATGGTATTGGTATGGACCTCGAATTTTATCCGATGGATTGCCTAATTTAAACGCATTGACGAAAGCCAATGCAATAGAGTGGAAAGATGTTTCAGGTAATATTTACATTTCCGGATCTATTACCGCAGGAACACTGTCTACATCAAAACAAACAACCGACTTATCAGCTAGCGCAGCCGTAGCTATAGGCCCATTTGGTAGTAATGGTGGCATTATAACTATCAAACTTAGTTACTCCGTGTTTGCCCTGTCAACCGAAGCCGATAATGTCTGTCCTATCAACTTTACGTCCAATGTCTCCGTCGCACTGGAAAAGAAAAATCCATCGGGAACATGGAGTCTGGTAGATACCTTAACAGCATCGGCATCAACGCTCTGTGATTATGAGTCCGAGCATAATCAATCGTATACAACAACGTCTATGTTTGGGTCTTTAACCTACACAGATAACGACATGAACACAGCCAACAGAGAGTATCGCGCAAGAATATTGTCTCGCGGCACGTATCACACACAATCAAACTTTACTAGACAATCAATCAGCTTAATATCAAGCGAGGACTAAACCATGGCAGCATTTACAGCCAGTCAAGCCAGCGTGACCAACGGCTCTAAAGTGGTCACAATCAACAGCGGCGAGAGTATCGCCAACATTAGACAAGGTGACTTTTTATTCTTAGCGGGGTTTTTAGTTGAGATAAATCGCGGCTACGTGGGTGGCTCAAGTCAGCAATATATTGAGCTTGTTAAAAACTGGGCTAACAGTAACCAGTCAAGCCAACCCGCTGTTGTAATACCTACAACCGGCGATTTTAGAGCCGCCGTGGATGCTATTAACAACGCTAACAAAAACGTCTACGATAACTTTGTGGCCATGCAAAACTGGCAAACAAACATGGGTACTGTCGCGTTTACTAATCAAGACGGCACAACAACCACGGTTAAAACGTTAAAGCAAATTGAAGCTGACAACGAGGCACAAATGGACGCGTATCACCCCTACCCGTGGGCAATGCGCAAGGTTGAGTTTGAAGCTCGCCGCGCAGAGAACAATGAAAAGTTTGCGGCCAGTGGTTTTGTGCATTTTGGAAAACATTTGACCTCCGCCGGTGGTGCTATTAATCAGGGGCTTTGGGTTTTAAACTCACAAGGCCGAAATTTGGTTATGGGGCGTGGCACTAGCGCCCTAGGTTTGTCTAAGAAAGATTACCCTGTGGTCAATATAAGTGGAGTGCTAACTAACATTGAATATATGAATAGTGCTGTCCGAGATAATTATATACAGCTTCCCAACGTAGAAGATGGGCGCCGTACATACGATATCGCAACAGGTGTTTCTGCCCAACATGCCTCCATTTCTATAGCGTTCGCCAGTGAAACGGCTACCAACAAAGTAGTGACCGACCGCGTTGATATGTGGGGGGTTGAAGCGTTCTTGCGTGAAATCAACGATGCTGATCCTTTTGTTTATAAATATGGGTTAATTCAAAGTCAAGCGACCAATATTAATGGGGTTGCAACCGCCAGTGATAATGTTCGCTCAATCACCTATTTTGCATGGTATGAGGGTGACACAACGAGTCGTGGGAAAGGGGTAAACTGGCAAACCGCCAGTGAAGCCCAGCGCATGGTTATTGCAAGTGACCTTGAAAACAATATTTTCTTTGATGACGTAACCGGTAAGTTTTATCAGTGGACCCTTCGCGGGCGTTCGTTTGCGGGCGCAGGTAATGGTGATTGGTCAGAGCTATTTAGTATGCGTGGGGATGGCGGGTATTTAAAGTGGGATGCTAACTCGTTAGTGTTACCAAAGGGTACGCTGGATTATAGTCCGGAATATACCAAATCAGCAGCCATATACCTAGCGCACAACCAATCCACCATTTCTAATTTGAAAAAAGGGGATTTTGGACTGTTTAAAGTAAGGGATTTTTCCCATGAGGGCATAAACTACCCTGAGGATGTTTGCTCCGACGGTGAATGCTATTTTCTAGTGTTTGGCACAGTTAACCGATTAAACAAAGGCGCATATCATAAACAACTAAACCCCTTTGGTGCTAATCGATTTGTTAGACAGTCTTCACCCGAAGTGGGGGGCGATACTTGGTCTGTTACTGGGTATCCTTACGAGTCTGTTTTTGATTGTTTTGAGACCGAAGAAAACGGAGGCGCTAGAGCTAATAAAGATTTTGGAATAGTATACAATGGAGCCTCAGGTAGGCCTGATGGTCGTTACTACGATGTCATTTATACCAGCGGCCAAGGCGGTGTATGTCGTGATATGCGTTACTCAGCGTGGTGTTTAACTCAAGAAGATTTTGCAGAGGCCGATCTAGCTATTAAGGCTGGAAATTACCGAGGTACCGAACAGGTTCCAGTTATCAAAGCGGGTACAGTGACGACCATTGGCTCTGTTTTTAATGATGGTGTTACAAAATTGATAGTCTCAGGTCAACGCTTTAGTGATGACTTCGAAGGCTGGCAAGGATATACAAAATCATCACCAACAATTCATGTGGGTGTACCTGGTTGTTTTATAGTAGATAGTGAGGGGAATCTACAAAAAATAAAGCTTGTAACAATTCGAACAAACTCGGATTCAACATGTTATGTTGTCGGTAATGTCACGTCTAAATTCCCAAATGGAACGTATACCGTCATCATTTCAAGAGATGATTTAGGTAGTAAATATCCCTTTATGGCACATGAATTTAATTACACGGAAGTCCAAGGCCCACTTTCTGAGATTATACTCTGTGATGACCTTAGGGATGGTTGGATCGGGGGTTACTTACCAGATTTACCTGATGGCACAAAAGATGAGTTCCAACTTACCCGACCTTATACGGGAACAGGCACAGATATCACTCGCACACACACGTTAGATAGGGGTGCAACGTGGACTTACGCCGCAACGGCAATTGGTAATGCGGCTAAAAACACAGTTAACGTTACGGATATGCCCGCTAATCAAGTAACAATTTGGCAGTATAAAACTAAAGCGAATATGACTAAAAGTACTGTTAATTCTGCTACTAGAAATATAAACAACGTTATAGTTTCTGACTCAGCAACCCAAGCGCGTGATTTAGGTTTCTCACTGACGGATAATGTTAATACCTCAACAATCAATCAAGCAGTTGAACTAGGTTTAAACCAACTAGGAATTGAATTAGCCACAGGTAGACTCTCAGCAAGTAAAGAGACAAAACACGTTACTATTCCGCTTGTAACGCCAACAAATAATAGTCGGGCATTCAAAGCTCTCAACTACAACGTTGTTGAAAACCAGCAAGGTTTTATCAATTACGCTTACACAGAGTTAACACACAACGGCACAGATTGGGGTGACGATGGTAAAATTCACATTGTAGATAACCAAACCACTATGCTAGACGAAAACGGTAACACCAACTTAGTTGGCACATCACAATGCGTTGAACCACTTGGATGGATTAAAAATGACAAATAAACTCGATGCTATTTTAGATTTTATCGTTTTAGATGACGAGCAAGCCCCTGTTCTTAACGAACAGGGTTTACCAACCCTTAAGCAAGGGCCAATAGTAAAAGACTTGGCCCAGCTTATCGCTAAAGGCAAGGTTCAGCACATCGAACGTTTTGCTGAAATTGCAGCCCAAGGCGAACAATGGCAATGGGCGCGTGACTACTACGATTATTTGGTTGAGCTAAACCGAGTTAACGAGTACAACGCTAACGTGCCAGAGCCGGTGGCTAATGAAGATGGAACCCTGACAACGGTTGAGCCACTACCAGAACCAACTGTACCAGAGCGGCCAGCGCTTAAAACCGTTGAACAAGTCTTAGAGACTTATGCTAGGCAAATAGATAAATTGCGTGGCATTGAATTTAAAAACATTCATGTATCTTTGAGTGAAACAAATCAAAATGGTTTATCCGCTCTAAAAAGCGCATTGGAACTTGCAAAAGAGTTTAATGTTGAAGAGCAGTTCTTCCCAATAAACTTTAATGCAGAAACATGTAAAGGCGTTGAAGTTGTTGAACTGTTAAACGAAACCGAGTTCAAGCAATTTGGTTTAGATTTCATATTGGCGCGCAAGGCTTTCTTTAGCTAA